TCCTTGTTTATCATCATAGTTAGTAACAATACGTTCTAATTTTTCTGCACGTAATTTACTTCTAGTAGAATCATTTTCATTAGGTACATCTACTCTTACCTGAGGTATTCCTGAAATCTTTTGTGCAAGTCGGTCAATACCAGACTGTAGCATGTTAGGAGCTGGTAATAAATCAGCATCACTAGTTTCCATTGTGTTACCTAATAAAGCTTTAATACCATCTGCACCACCATTAAGTATTGCTTTAATTCTAGCTTTTTGTATTTGTCTTTCCTGAACCATCTTACCTGATGTAAGTTCAGCTGCATTTTTAACTATCTCTTGATAATTTTTAATGTCTAAATTTTCTATGCCCATGGTGCTTCGTTTGCCTCCGTCATTTTGTACTCTCCATAACTAGGGTTATAATCTAAACCTATATCAGCAGCATGCTCTTTTTGCATACGCCTAAAAACTTTCATTGGAAACCAACTAGCCATAACTATATCGGTCTTCTCTTTGTTTCTTTTAGAAACAGGTTTACCATCAAAGTATAACAGTTGTTGCCTATATTTCTGGATTTTAGCATTAGATTCACCACTACCAGTAGGTAGGTGTATTTTTCTAGCTTCAAACAAATCAGCCATAGCTCCTACACCATACAATGGGTCATGTTTATTTTTACCTGTTAGATGTCCTTGTACTTGTATACCTGAACGTAATGTAAATTCTTTTATTGCAGCATCTTGTCTAATAGCAGATTGAAATCCGTTTTCTTCTACTATCCAATGTCTACAATCATAATCATGTAACCATAAAGCCATCTGGTCTAATGCAGCTCTAATACCACCACCACGTTTATTTTCTAGGTCAACTAAATATAATTCACCTCTGTATGTATCTATACCCCACAATACACTTGCTTGATAACCACTTGATGCAGGGTCTAGTCCAGCAACTAAATGTAAATTTTTATATACTTGTCCTAGTACTAAGTCTGGTCTCATACATTGGTCAATCATGTTCATAGTAAATATTTGTGTACCTTCTACATATGCTTGGTTGTAATAAACCATTTCGAAAGTTTGTCTACCACCTGTCGACTCTGCAGAATTTAATCTAGACATTAACCATTTGTGTGTACGTTTAGAAGGCCATAACATACATTCAGTATGTTCTTCAGTTAAATGTTCTGGTATTTCACATTCTAAAGCATGTGCTGTTTCTACTATGCATGTAAAGTTATCTGATTCAAGTAAGTGATTATATAAATCATCAGGATGTTGTCTTGAACCAATTACTACTACAGCAGTATGTTCCTCTTTACGACTTGATAATGTTGTAGTCCACCATTGTCTTGTACTTTCTCTTGCACCAGGTTGTTGTGTAGTTTGATGGTCCTCAATGTCGTCTGCAATAATAATATCGCAGTCTCTTGATAATATCTTTCCACCTTTACCTACAGCGACCATAGTTGGTGATTTAATACCTGCAACAGTTCTAGTACCTACAGTAAATTGATTTTGTGACCAGTTCTTTCCTGACCTATTATCAGGTTTAAAAGATTGTCCAGGTGCACAAAAGTCTTCTCTTAACTCTTCATTAGTATCTAATACATCCAATACAGCAGATAGTGCATTCTTTGCAATGTCTTCGTTACCACCTACCCACATAATACGTACGTTAGGGTTTTTGCATATTTGATATACAGCAAAGTGTATTAATAATTCAGTCTTTCCATGTCGTGGGGGTGACAGTATCAGTAATTCTTTACCGTTATCTATACTATCTATAATGTTATTAATCCAGTTTTCGTGAAAATCCGCTGTGTCATACTTTTGTCCTAGTTCCGTTCTAAAGTATTTATTGCGAAAGCTAGAAAAATTTTCTAAATTTTGCTTAGCTTCCTCTGATAATTCCCAATCTTCTGCTAATGTTTCGTTCCTACTGTCTACTTTAAAGGCAGCAATCATGCGACTAACAGTAGCAGGAGTGCAACCAAGGAGGGAAGCCGCATCTGCTACTGTCATGTCGCCAGTCGCAACTGCTTCGGCTATACCTTCACTTACGAAAGCTCGGTAATTCTGTCCTCTGCGTACAGAGGCGTAATCGCCTGTATCTACATTATACTCTTTATTTATGGGCTTGGTGTCCACTTTGTCATTATGTCGCTTGTCACGTGCAAATTGACGCTTCTGGCATGTACCTGAGCAGAATTTCTTTTGTCTACCCTTTAATTTCTTCCTGCAACCTTCAGCTATGCATATGATATTTGTGGACATTTCACTAACTTTCTGTAGATGTTTGTATAGTGAGAATTATATGCTATAGTTTCATTTATTACAAACACTAAACACAAGTAATTTGTTACAGGTAAAGTGGTGACCGGGACATCAAAAGCTGCTGACTGGTGAGACAGTAAGGTAGAAACGCAAAGGCAGTACCCAAGGACTCAGGAAAAACGTTTAGTTAGCTTCAAATACCTATAGGCCCGCTCCTGCTCAAAAAGGCAATACAGTATTGGGCTTTCTGTAACCTACTGTAAATATTACCAACATATTTTTTAGCACTTACGTATATATTATAGAAGGTCTCGGTTAACATATGGTAGTCATACTTACTGTATGACACCATATGACATACATACTGTATGTACAGTATGTATGTATAAAACATATGTATGAATATATACAGATTTACTCTGTATATATACATATTTAATGTTTTATAACCGAGTAGTAGTTACTTAATGTTCCTTTCTATCTATATATATTCTTTATAAAAAAAAGAATATATATTAATACTTAGTTGTGTTAACAAGTAAGTGTTAATTAAATACTCTTTATAAAAAAAAGAGTATTTATATATATCTCTTAAGTTATTTAATCTTTATAAAAAAAAGATTAAAGAAAGGTAATTATGTGTGAACTATGTAATGATGACCTAGACATGAGCAGTACATATCTTTGTAAAGAATGTTACGAAGATGTGTACTTAAACGCGAATGTCGTAGTTGAGTAAGTGAAAGAGTTCTTTATAAAAAAAAGAACTCTTTTTATATATAGTAGAAAGGAACTATATGAGTAAAGGTAAATCAATATTCCAAAAGAATATGTGGAACAAATTCAAAAACCGAAAGGTTTGTAGAGTTTGTTATAAACCAATAGTCTTTTATAAAGACGCTTGGTGGAAAGATAATGGAGTTACTCGTGATAATCACGGGGAACTCGTTAAGTATCCACTTAACATACATTATCATGGCTGTAGACATACAGTTGAATTATCCGATGAGGATGTATGGACTTGGCATAACAAGTCCAGTAATCCTTATAAGCAACTTAATCTAAACAGTCTAGTTCGCTAGGCTGTTTTAGATTTAATATGTTTTATTAAAAAAAACATATTAAAGAAAGGAACATTATGTGTGAATGTGACTGTAAATATTTGGCGGTACAAGTAAGATATTGGACATCAGATACAGAATATGTGTGCGAGTTTGACGAAGTACACTCTGTATCTAATGGCGACAGTTCTTTATAAAAAAAAGAACTGTCTAAGAAAGGAAATTAAATGATTATATATCGTGTTGGTAGAAGAAGAGTAAATAAAAGCACATGGCGTAAATATGCTTATCAAAAATTAAATGTTAAAACGAAGGTCTCAAATGAAATGTCTTTATAAAAAAAAGACATTTCATTAAATAATAATGAGAGGGAAGGAACCTAATGGTAGACAATCCAAAAAATGTAATGCCTTATCCTAGGATATGTGCATTATCTGGTGTCGAAATGACACTATATAGTGAGGTTGTGTGGCTTCCGGTATTCGACCAAGAGAAAGGCGAATGGCGTGACGCACCAACTCACATATCCAAACAAGCAGTTTGGAAAGCTAGTAAAACTAGTCCAACACATCCTAATAATCGTCCGGAGCAGGACACACCTGCTACAGACGAAACAACTTCGGAAGAAGTTGAGGATGTAGTTAGTGTTTCATCTGGTATTAAACCGGATGAAGAAAGTGATGTAGCACCTTTATAGGTGTTACATTGCTTATGACTTTATTGTTATAGGCATAGAAATACTAGGTAGTTTAAGTTGATATCTAATGATAACGATTTAGGTAGGCTACCTAGTATTTTTTTTATAAACCAAAATGGCTTCGAGCTTACGCACGAAGACATTATTAAGTTGGTTTATAAAAGGTAATAGAAAGGGACAAAATGAAAAATATAGTAGAAATACTAAACGCTAAGGAAACATTAAGTACTATCTTTACAGATAGTCAAATGGATATCCTTAACGATATGCTAAGTGTTGCTGTAACCAAGAACGCAGAGCGTACATGTAAAGCAACAATAGAAGACGACAGTAATTATCTAGGTGTAACTAAAGGTGGATGTACTTCATCTGTTGACGCAGATAATAATGAGTTTGTATTCTAAAGAAAGAACGAACACGATAGTATCGATACTCTTTCTTCATAAAAAAAAGAAAGAGTATCTGTACAGAGAGGGAATAAATTATGGCAGAAGATAACAAAAACGAGGAGATGATACAAAATTTATCCGAAATATTGGAAATGATTTCCGAGCGTACAATGATGTTAGCACATGTACAAATGGCAATCGTTGACCAACTATCAAAGGATAAACCAGAGTTCATGAAGGTATATGTTAAAGCTGTACTAAAAAATCCAAAGATTAAAAAAGATTTTATGGATTTCTTAGAAAACGAAAGTGAAGTAAAAGATAATGAGGTAGAAAAATCTATCATGTTAAATTTCATGGATAGATTAGAAAGAGATGAGGATTAAATATTATGCCAAACTGGGTAGACAATCAAATAGATATTACTGGTAACATAGAAGATGTTGCTAAGTTCTTAGAAGATATAACAATACTTGAGGCTAATCCAAATGATACACCAGATGTATTGTATGATTTCACCAAGGTAGTACCAGTACCAGATGTATTCAAAGGAATGCATAGTGGTGCACGCATGATTGACGGAGTTAAGTATAAGCAATGGTTTGAAGATGATGAAGGTGCAAGACCTTTATTAGATATGCATGCATTAGAAATAACGGAGGAGCATGGAACATGCGACCCTATTGAATGGCAGTATATGCATTGGGGAACCAAATGGGGAGACTGTGATACCGAGTTAACTAGTGATGTTACTACTGGTAACAAGCGTGAATTAAGTTTCGCATTTGGTAGTGCATGGGGAGAACCATGGATATTGTTACAGAAAATAGCAGAGAAATATAACTTTGTTATGAAGAACGCATGGTCTATTGAGATGAATCAAGGTAGTGATACTACTAACTATCCAATAGATAATGCAGATAAAAGTATTAATCAATTTAATAAGCAACGACAAGCTATGCTTGCTGGATTAAATAAAATATTTGATGATAAAAATGAATAATATCATTACATATTATGTGAATTGTAGTAGGTGTGTTGATGAAAGACCAGACAATATGTCACCAGCAGACTATCAAGATATTGAAATGGGATTGGATGCAAGCCAGGCTAAATTACAGGTCTGGTGTAAAAGACATGACGCTGGTATAGCTATCTTTGAATTAGAAGAAAGTCTAGACCAAGGATGTAATTGTTGTGAGTGAATACAGTAACATAGATTTATCTTGTCCATATCTAGCATGTACTAAACATCCTTACAAACAATGTGAAGAGTGTAGACTGGATGATGAGATAAATAAAAGAATTTTATACGAAAAGCTAGCAGTAGCAGAAGATTCAAGTTCAAGTACAGACACACTTACTTGAAACACAGAGCTACCTATATTCTTGCATCCCCTTATGCAAGTGTCACGCAAGTGATAACCATAATGTAGGTAGCTTGTAGCACATGAGGTTGTAATACCTTAGCTAAGGAGTAAAAAGCTTAACAACCTTTCCTTGTGTGTTACAAGCTATCTATTGAAACTTAATGCCCTAGTGGTGAATAAGTACAGAGATAGATAGCTTGTAGCACATAGGTAGTAACTCAATTTCCGACTTCTACTTGTGTGTTACAAGCTATTTATATGAGCTGTACGCCATAGCGTGCTGTGGATAGGTGGAATAAATAAGCTTTCTCTACTTGGTAATCAAACTGCATGCCCTGTTAGTTAGTGATTGCACGGTAAAGAAATAGAAAGACGAGAGTGCATTAGCACTCTCTCTTTCTTAATAAAAAAAAGAAAGAGAGAGATATATGGATATTGATAAACTTAATAGTTGGCTAAATAAATTAGACAATAATTATCTAAAACAAATTATCTTATGGACAGTTAAAGATTTATATACATGGAAGGAAGACGAAAGAGTTACTAAACCAGTTAGAAACTATACTGCCATGATGTATGAGGCTGTTAACTATCAAATTAATAAAGCTATAAAAAAACAAGAGGAGGAGTAATGCCACAGATACCAGAACTTAAGTATGAAATCAATGGTCAAGTATTAAAGCATGACATTATAGAGATAGAACCTAATAGTGACGGTAGTATATCCTTTGTGGTTAGAGTACACTTACCAGACGGAGAACTGTTAGAGTTTGACGCTGTTGTTTCAAGTATAGAAAATGGTAACGAATTATTTAAGGAGGAAGAATGAGTTATAATGAAATTACTGCAAAGAAAAATAAACAAAAACAGTATCGTGTGACTGTAGCATTTGCTAAGTTTGATTCACATGGTGATAAAAATATAGGTGATACATTTACAGAACCAGATGTATGGAATGTAGATGTATATGCACAGAAAACTACTCAAGCTATTGATTATGCACTGCATATTATTACTGTAGCTAAAGCAGAAACCATGACAGACTTTTATACAGGTCATCCATTGTGGGATAAGCAAGAGACATTTAGTAAGAAAGATATAGATTTTATACGCCAAGACGCAGAAGATAGGGGAATATTTAGAAACTGGTTAGAGATAGAACCAACTAGTATTCAAGCACATCTAGTAGAAGACGGTGAAAAACTATTTGAAATGTCAATGGTAAATATGGAAGTCATAAAGCAAGATGAAAATACTAAAACTGCTAGTGAAATGGCAGAGGATATACTAAGGAACAATGAAGATGAATGATGAATTTTATCCTAAGAATTTGCCTGAAAGGCAAACACCTAGAGGTAAAAAACCTAAACTATTATCGGATGACAAAGTAAAAGTATTACTTAGTACACCTAATACATGGTATGTAATAGGGACTAGTAAGAAATGGATGTCCGGTAGTTTAAATAATATAAAAACGATGTCTCAAGCTAACCTAGTTAACCTACATGGTATAGGTAGGTTTGAGTTATCACAAAGAAAGAACGATAATGATATGGTAGATATCTATTGTAGGTGGATACCTAATGATTATCTAGAAGAAGAATAAGGAAGGGACAATTATGCAATTAGATTGTTGGCAATTAATAAACGAAGTACTTGGTAAATCAAGGCGTGTCTTACTATATGGACCACCAGGTACAGGTAAAACATATAGTGCAGTAAAAAAGAATACACCAGTAGACTTAAATGGTTTTCTTAATGTGTTTCAAATAACCATGACAGAAGACACAGCGTCTGCTAACTTGGAAGGTTTCTATAAACCTAGCAAAGACGGTGGTTTCGAATGGCATGACGGTATAGCAATACAAGCATGGCGTAATGGTGGTAGATTGGTTATCAATGAGATAGACCATGCATCACCAGACGCAATGACATTCTTGCATGCTATATTAGATGACCAAGACATTGCTATGTTAACACTTAACAATGATACAAAAGAAACTGTTAGACCAGCAGAAGGTTTTCAAGTGGTAGCTACTACCAATAGCCCACCAGAAAGTTTACCTTTAGCACTTAAAGATAGGTTCCCAGTTAAAATTCATGTAGACAAGATACATCCTAAAGCTTTGGGACAATTCCCAGATGAATGGCATGATGTTATCAATGATACAACCTTGAATGATGACCCGGAAGAACGAGTATCTGTTCGTGCTTGGAAAGAATTCTTTGAATTACAAGAGAAAGGTTTTACTGTTGAAACAGCAGGTAGACTTATCTTCGGTGATAATGCAGAAGAATTAATAGACGCAATAGAAATTTCACAGGTTAACTAATGACAGATAAAGCTTATCCATATCCCCAGATAGTAACTGGGGATAGTTGGGATGTATTCGAAACTGTAGATAACGATAAAGCTAGAACAGATAACTTAAATCGTAAGATGTATGTACCTATGGATAGAAGTTGTAAGTTTTGTGGTGCAAATCATAGCAAAATGATACGAAGAAAACAACTAGGTTATACTAAATGGTCACCTAAAACTTTAGGTAAACTACCAGAAGGTGTTAGGGAAGAAGCTGTTCTTGCATTAGATAGTGCAAGAATTAATTATCTATTAGGTAAAAATGATAAAGCTATAGACGAACCATTAATTTGTGAAGAGTTACTTCCAGTTTACTTTAATAAGATGATGATTGAATTACCTTTGAATGTATTACTGTTAGATATGATTGGAACTTATGCTGTAAAAAACGCAGAAGGTTATTCAAGAAGAAAACCAGTAGATGAATATGCATACAAAAGAGAATTGATACATGCTATGTTGCAGAGTAATCAAATATCACCAATAAGAAAAGCAGAACTAGAATTTATAAGTTCATACGCACATAATATATTAAACAGATTAACTACTCATAGGTATGGTCACAATCCTAGTTATCGCAAGGTACAAAAACTAGCAGTAGAACTAAGCGAAGTTCTTGATATGTTTACCGAACCACCAGAACCGTGGGACCCTAATGCACAACCAGAAGGTAGTGGTCAAGGTGATGATGAGGAAAGCGATGATACTACAGAAGAAACTACCGAGCAATCAGATGAAATAAGTAATTTAGAAAGTAGAATGCGTACTAAATTATTAGATGAAATGAAATACAAATCTGGTTCTGGTGTAGGTAAGTGGGGAACAATGCAAATATGGGAACCACCATTACCTGTTAACCTAGCTGGTAGATTAAATGCTGGTAGAAATTATCGTGCACAAGATTATGGATATGTACCTAAATATATTAATAGGTGGTGTATAGATAAGAAAATATTTAAACAGAAACAGCGTGTGTTAGGTGGAACAATATTGATTGACGCATCTGGCAGTATGATGTTTGACGGTAAAGATATATTAGAAATAATGTCATCATTACCTGGTGTAACTATTGCTATGTACAATGGTTATGGTTGGACTGGTGACTTGCGTATCATTGCAAAGAATGGTAGGCGTGTAGATGAAAAATATCTAGACACTTATTCAGGTGGTGGTAATGTTGTAGACGGACCAGCATTAGAATGGTTGGCAACACAATCACCTAGAAGAATCTGGGTATCAGATATGAAAGTCTTTGGTGCATATGGTGACACTGCAGGTTTTAACTTGCTTAAACAGTGTTATGATTTATGTACTAAGCACAAGATAATTAACTTAGAAGACATAGAAGAAGTTAAAAAGTATTCACTTAAGTTGAATGAGGTGTTATAGTTAGATAGAACATAGTAATGTCGCAAGACAGTAGTTGTTCCTTTCCGACTATTAAAGCTATGTTCGGTAGCAGAATAGAGTGCAGGGAGAGCCTGCAACAGGTTTACCTCAAATTGTCAACACCCATAGTGAACACTGCTACAGTTTTCCGAGTAAGAGCATACAGTAGAGTTGGCGTGATGAGTTCGAAGAAGTGCACACCTCTGCACGATGAGACGAAGAACGCCTGACGGACTGTATGCGGATGAAATAAACCAAAGGTATACAATGTAATATTAATTAAAATAGTTATATCCTCACCTAGTATATGAAGGAACTCGGTTATGTCGATTGACCTTATTACCATGCAGGAGCCACTGGCTGAGACAGGCATAAGAGATACGAAACTTCCTACGGGATTGTAACCGGCCAAGTGTATAGGTTAAATTACACTGCTAGGTGACCTAACTAATTTTTTATATATCATTGTATAAAAGAAAAGCATGACTAAAATTATTACTATGAATATAAATGAATTACTAGAAGAAGCTGTGAATGGTAAACGAACAGCTATATTAAGTCGTATTACCGAGGAAGCCAGACCTTTCTGGGAAGGATTAGAAGACATGGTTAAGCTGGGAAAACCAGTTAAACCATATGTAGTTTCAAGATTATTAAAAGAAAATTTTAATATCAAGATAAGTGAGTCTGCAATTAGACATCATTTCCGAAACTTAAGTGTTGATGATGAATAAAAAAGAATTAGAAAAGCTTTTAGCAGAAGCTGAGTCATCCAAGATAGCAGAATTAAAAGCAGATAATGTCAAGCTATTGCGTCAATTAGAAAAAGCTAAGAATAAAAAAGCTGACATGGTTGACGCTGTGTATGACGCAGTATCTACTAACTTAAGAACCTGGGACAAACCTAAAATACCTAAGCCTAAGTTACATAAGCGTACAAAAAACGAAGAGATAGCAGTAGCTGTATTAAGTGATGTACAGTTAGCTAAGGTAACACCAGACTATAACACAAAGGTAGCAGAAGAAAGAGTAGTTGAGTATGCTAATAAGATAGTAGAACTTACTAATGTACAGCGTTCTGCACACCCAGTTAACAAATGTGTTGTGTTAGCTGCGGGAGATATAGTAGAAGGTGAGCTTATATTCCCAGGTCAAACACATCTTATAGACGCTAGTTTATATAATCAGGTAACAATTGACGGTCCTAGAATATTGACACAATTCTTTGACATATTACTAGCAAATTTTAACGAAGTAGAAGTTCACTGGGTAATAGGTAATCATGGCAGCCTAGGTGGTAGAGCTAGAAAAGATTACCATCCCGATTCTAATGCAGATAGAATGCTTGGAAAGATAATGGATATGACATATGAGAAAGATAACAGAATACAATTTATTATTCCTGATTCTGAGGGTGACAATCATTGGTTTGATATTGCTAACCTTGGTGAAGGATGTAAGTTCTTCGTATGGCACGGAGATAACATACGAGGACACTCAGGTTTCCCCTGGTATGGCTTTGGTAAGAAGCTATTAGGTTGGAAAGCACTAGCGTCACGAGGACTCATGCCCGATTTCGACTACGCTATTGCAGGACATTGGCATACGCCTACCACGATGTACGTAAATGACATACGTTTATGGGTTAATGGTAGTACTGAAAGCTACAACACATATGCACTGGAGCAGCTTGCTTCAATGGGTAGGCCTTGTCAATGGTTGCTGTTTGCTAAACCTAACAATGGTGTAACAGCAGAATATTTAGTAAAGTTAGGACAGAATAAAGAATGATATATATACTAACAATATGACAGAACATATTGTCAAGTCTAAATGGCGTTTGAATAGTATAGAATATAGTGGTCTTGGTAATAGTCCACAGTTTATTCTAATGAATGACGCTGGAGAAGTTAAGATTGTACCTTTAGAAAAAGGTGTACATAACTTAAGAACTCTACTAGGCTTAGAAGAAGAATAAACTCTTTCTTTTTTTCTTTATAAAAAAAAGAAAAAAAGAAATATAAAGGAAGGATGTTATGGCAAATAACAAGAAATTGCTATCCCCTTTTCCAAAGAAACTAGTTAGGAAAGCACCTACTGGTAAGTTTGGAGACTATGTTCCACATGCACATTATGTAGAACGATTAAGAGATAGCGAAGTAGAATACTCCTGGTATGTTGAGCCTATATACGGTATGCATAACGGAGAGAAAAGAATAGTTGGTGCTAAAGGTACAATACAAATAGAAGGTATGGGAACATACGAAGGTATTGGCGATGTAGATACATTTAAACTAAGCAATGCAAAGTTTAATGATGGTACTAACTTAAAAGACGCAGAGTCTGACGCATTTAAACGTGCATGTATGAGATTTGGTCTTGGCGTAGAGCTATGGTCAGGTAGTACACAGTCAGAAGAAGAAGCTACTGCAGCTACTGAACCAGAAGATAGGATAGAAGTAACTAAAGTAGACATGCGTAAGAAAGAACACAAGCCTACACCAGAAGATATTAAACGTATGGAAGAAATTATGGATAGTATTGTTGGTGAGAATAGTGGTGATACATCTGATGAAACACCAGAAGAAGCACCATTCTAATGCCGGACTTAGAGTTTATAGCTAAAACTATACACACTATGACAGAAGGTGTAGAAAATAAAGAAACATTACATAAGATTATGGGTACTGCTAATGAGTACGCTAAGACTATGAAGTTTCCTAAATCTAAAACTGAATGGTCTGATGAACAGTTAACTAAATACTTTGAGATGATAGAGCGTTTAGTTGATATGCCTGTAGAATATACACAAGAACAGTTTGATGAGTTATCTTTAGAAGAAAAACTTAAAGCTGCTGGTCTTGAGGCAACAGACATAACGGACGGATTACAAACACCGGGCGGTATTGTCGGAGAGGTTGTGAACAATATGCAACAACAAAATAAATATAGGGATGACCTTAAATGTCCTTATTGTAAAGCAATGGTATACGATAATAGAAACAATAAGAAGTCGGAAAAAAGTCCAGACTTTGTTTGTTCTACTAATGACCCTGTTGTTTGTGGGGGACACTCAGGTAAATGGCGTAAGTCATGGTGGATAGACAACAGTGATATACCAAGAGAGTGGGGAGTATGATACCTGAATACTTTAGAGGTGAAGAAATACCAGCTTACATTAAAAGCAAGACGCAGTTAGTTGCGTATGTATTAACCAGATACATGGGAGAAAGTCCTATAAGTAACTGGGAGTTTGTAGCTGAGTTATACTGCCATAG